CTCCTTAGGGAGTGTAAGTCAAAAATACATCTTAAAATTGAGAATTTATTATACAAAACACCGGCCGGTCTGAAGCAAAAGTCAGCCCGTGCCATTTTTGGCTGTCGACCGCGTCTGGTGGTCGAGACGGCCGCGTGGGTTAAAAACGCAACTGAATCTCTTAAAAAACGATGGGGCATAGGGGCCCCAATTGTATATGCCGGAAGTATGACTGGCGAGAGAATGGGTCAGTGGGCGGATTTTAAAGACTACGGTCTCTGGTATGAGGATGACGTTTCGAAGTGGGATTCGAGCGTTTGTCCAGAGTTGCTTAGCTTCTTTGCTGATATGGCAAAGTTTATGGGTGCACCTGCAAGGGTTGTTGCCTATATGCGAAAGAGTGTTAAGACAATTGGGCGTACCAGCCACGGTATACGGGTTAAAACCCCAGGAGGTATGAAGTCGGGCATTCCATGGACTTCATTGGCAAATAGCCTCTTGAATGGATTTATCCATTTATACATTTATCAGAGAGAGCACGGCCTGACTCTCAATGATGCGCTGAAAGAGTTTAGAATACTTGTCATGGGAGATGATAGTGTTATTAATTGTAAGCGTGTCACTGATTTTAAATCGTCGATGAGCTCGTTTGGGTTCAAGGCCGAGACAATTAAAAGGGATAGACTGTACGATGTAGGATTCTGCTCTGCACACTTCACGTCAACTACGAGAGGTAGCGTACTTGTCCCTAATCCGGTCAGGGTGTTAATGAAATTTGGAACTTTCCACACTCTGCCCCCTCATATGAATTATTCTGAAATGGTAAAAGGAGCTGCTAAGTCCATATACAACTCAATGTGTGTATGGCCCGCCTTTGCCAGAGAATTGAAATCTATTGCATCTTCGTTAACTGTATCAAAAAGTTGGATGAAGCAGTATGCTTTAGTTAAGAACCGTATCAATGATTGGGACGTGTGGAACAGTAAACCGGTTGAGTTGTCTCCTGAGGGCAAAATTGACTGGAATTTGAAATTTCCTGGTGGACTTCGCGAAGTGCTACCGTTCTGTTTTTCTAGATATGGTGATTTTGGGACTGATGGGCCCACTTTCTTCTGGAGTAAATCCAGTTTTGGTTTATAGGGTTTTAGACTCTAAGATATCGGACTGCCGTTAACCTTCGGCACCATCCGTAAAGTAATCGGAAGATAAAAGGAAGGCCTTCTTTGGTTAGATTGGGCCCGCTTTGTAAGTTTCGATTTGGAAAACTTACTGTCATTGGATTTAAAGCTTTGCCAATGAATATTTAATATATAGCTAGGGTGTTGTGTGTTGTAATTGACCAAAACGTTTTTACGGCTTGATAAGCTGTCATGTAAAATTTTCGTACTAAACAAAATGTCAAGAGACTGCACGGCTCATCCGTGAATGATGCGACTCA